TATTAAATAAAAATAAATAGCAATACTAGTGTTATCAACAGACGAAACGGTTCGTCGGCCTTTTCTTGAAATAAATTATTGACGATACTCTTGACTTATCTATATAATTATGATAAGACAAGAAAATTAATTTTTAATTTTTAATTTTATGGGATATGATGGCGGAAATCTTTCTGGTTTTTTTCTCCTAGTGTGCATAATTGGTGTATTATGCTGGTTATACATTCTAATAAAAGACGGATACTACGGAATTAAAGATCGTGACTGGGCAAAAATTAGCGGCTTAGCTTTGATAAGCTCGTTAATCTTCCTACTCGCCTCCCTTGGGTTAAATTTCAATACTTGGGTAGTTTGGTCATTTAGGATGCTGCTTTATATTTCAGTTGTATTCTCAGGATATCATTTGCTTCGAGGAAAAATTAAATCGATGGATTAAAGAAACTGTCCCTTATTGGGACAGTTTCTTTTTAAGTAAGCTGTAGGCGTGAAGATGGTCAGCAGGAATCTGGGAGTAAAGCTGATTAGCTTCCTCGGTTCGGCCCTGAGCGTCTAGGTCGCGGATCTTTACCGCAATATCATAGATGTCTTTTTGGAATTGCTTGGTCTCATCGGCCTTATCGACCTGCCTAATTTTCTTATACATAACATAGTCCGCGTCCGAAAGATTCTTTATCATTGCCTGGGCTTCGCCATCTTTACCTTCATTGAAGAGCTGGTCTATTTGGTTATAGGTTGGAAGGAATTCTTTTGTTTTTTTGCGATTCTCCGCCTTCCTCTGCTCCGCAGCTTCATAAAGCTGCTGCTGTTCAATCTTACTCATGGTGCTAAACTTTGCGGGCAATTCAATCGCCTTAGAAATACTTTGATAAAGAGGTTGGTCCTTATAGAGAGTATTAATAATTTCTTTGATAAAAGGGTGATTAATAGTAATACCGGCATATAAAGCTGATTTCTTTGCCTTTTCGGCGGTTGTATCGTCGTCGTTATATATTTTTTTACCAAAGTAATCACGATTGGTTGCTAATTCAGACGCAAGCTTTAGTGGCATTGAAAGATTCTGTCCTGCCTTGTTCCCGGCTGTTTTTAGATCAACCCCCTCATCTTTAAAAGGGTTAAGAGCAAAACCCATGCTTAAAAAGTTTCTCGGAACAGTAGTCCTAGATGGCATGTATGGGATATAAATCACATCTCCATTGCTGAGTGGAATCATAAGCTCAGTCTCCTTCCCTGGAGGATTATCCCACATGTGATGGCCAGTGAGTTTATAATTAAAAGTATCATATCCTGCATACAATATAGTCATTCCGGCCAGCAACCTGCGGTTGTAGTGAAAAGCTTTGTTGGTTATTTGTGTTGTGCCGGATCTGAAAGTATTCCACAAAGAATTTATAATGCTTTCGCGGAATTTAGGCGCAAAAAATACGGCCGATAGAGCATCCTCTGCCGTCTTTCCACGACCCGTCATTTGATTCAATCCATAAAATGCTTTAACCGTATCTCCAGCGATTCCACGCGCTTCAATCTCACTCATCCCCTTTTTTAAAGCTTTCTTTTGGACATCATCAAAAAGCTGGACCTGAAGCTGTGGAATAAAAGATGCAAAAGTCTTTTCATCAAAAACCTTACTCCAAGCCATGCCAATCTTATCTCTCCACTTTGGGACATCGGAAAATTTCTTATAGATCGTTTCAAAATTTCCAATACGTCCTGACAGGTCAATCCCCTCCTCGGCCATAGAGCGTAAAACTGTTTCTTTAGATGCAAACCACTCAGCAGTATGTTTAAGAGAGTTCGACCGAATAAAAGGGATAATTGATTTAAGGCGAAGAGCTGTTGCCTCGTTGATTAATTGGCCAATACTCAAAAAGTTGAAACTTGTTTTTGGAATACCGGCAGAAAGCACAATACTTTGCATATTCTTTGAAGTATTCCCAATAAACTTCGTGGCCTTTTGCAAAGGACCAAGAGCCTCTTCGTTCCGGAATAAGTCATTGAGCATCTGAGCAAGATTAGGCTCTGCAAAATAACCCTTTGGAGAAAAAGGAAGAGTAATTGGCTGCCAAGATCTCTCTGTTTTTTCAAGGGAATATGCATCCTTTATTTTGCCAGCTCCGCGCAGCTCATCAATAAGATTCTTATTGGCAATTGTTGTTTCAAGCTCATTTCGGTAATGCCCCAAAAGCTGGGCTGGTTCGCTGTAGCGCGGCGTTAGGCCGTAGTGGATAGCAGTTTCATAGTCAGGGAAGACGCGTTCCTTGGTAAAGCCAGGAGTGAGCTTAAGGCGGTTAGATACCTCTTCGGGCAATGTTTCAACGCCTGAAAGGTAGCTTTTAATTATTTCCTGATCGACACCTTTGTCGCTCATATACTTAGCGACAGCAGTTTTGACTTCCTTTTCAGAGTTGGCATAAAGGTGCGGGAGATAATTTTCCCGATAGTTGACCTCGAGGCCGGCGGCGGTAGCCTGCTGGTGAAGGCGATCGAATTCCTGCTTGATCTGGGGAGCATTATCGGTCGGAATCCCCTTCTCATAAGCAATAATGGACTTGAGTCCAGATTTTCCTTCCTGGGGAAGACGGCTGACTTCGGCATTAGCGCGTTCGCGGGCGATTGTCTTTGATTTATACCAGTTCTCAAAGATAGCTTTTGTCTCTGGCTCCTGATACTTGATTGGATTAAGGCGGCGGCGGATACCAAGAAGCTCGTTATCAACTGTTTTGGCCTTGAGCCAGTCCATGCCATTCTTCATAGTCCCACCTGCCGCTTCGCCGGATTGAGCTGCCCCAGAGGCAATTCTAGTCTTTTTCAAGCGTTCAGAAACGTCTTTGAGCGTAAGGCGCTTAGGCAGTGGTTCTTCAGCTAAAGACTTGACCGCTTCGCCATTAGCTGGTATTGTAGAAATGTTCCTGTCAGTTAATTGGACAGGCTTTCGAGCTTCTATCTCGAGAATATGGGTTCGAGTCCCATCGGGAACACCATCAGCTTTGCCAAAAGATTCCAAGGTCGAAAGATACTTGGGATTTTTTGTTTCATCGACCTTATGCCAGTTGATGATTTCTTCTGCTCCATTTTTATTTGGCCGAGTGTATACAACGCGCTTCTCCCCGTTTGGCATTTCCGCGACCCATGCTTTATTGCCGCTTCGGTAATTTGTTGGATCAGTATTCGCTTTGTATACGCCTTTTGTATTCTCGAGAGTGTCTTTTAGTTCGGCCGAATCAAAGCGATCAGGCAAAGATGCTTTTCCTTCAATTCTTCCTTTGCCAAAGTCACCTAACTCAAATTTCGTTTCACCTATCTTTGCGATAGGTTGGTGATTAGCAGACTGCTCAAAAGCGGCAATGGTCTTTTTAGAACCAGTAGAAAGTTCTGGACGAGAATTCTCTACCATCTTTTTAATTTGGGGACTAGCGACAGCGGTCGAAGCCGCCGCTCTTTTATAGGTAGGCGATGCTTGCTCGATGATATTCTTTACCTCTGAAAATTTAGTCACATCCTTAAGTTTTGAAGCCATTTCTTCGATAACTGAATCGCTTGCGGGAAGGAAGGTCTTGAGCTCGCGGGCGATAGCGCCTTCGTCTGCCAAACGGGATATTCGGGCATACCGGGCAGCCGCGCCTTTAACGGCCGTTTCTTCTCCGCCAACTGGAGTCAAATCTAACCCCTTCATGGAGCCGATAAAAGCTGGAGCGGCAAGAAGACTGGTAGCAATAGCGCTCCCCTTCTGCATGCCTTTCTTTTCAAGAAAAGCCTGGATGCCTTTCTGCGCATCATTTGTTTCCTTGAATGAGCTCTTAATAGGCTCATTGCCAAGTATAGTCTTCGCAATTTTACCTTTTGGCGTATACTCATCTTTGTTGGTCACGTTCAAAACGCTCGAAGCAACAGCGCGAGGCGCTGCCCTCTCCATTGATTTCAACTGAGAATCGATCTCTTTAGCGCCGGCTCCAACATCTTTCAAGCTAAAAACTTTTCCGGGTTCCGCAACAGCGCTTTTTACGGCAGTTTTTATAAACTTTCCCGTCTCCTTCACGCCTTCCTTAATCGGGTCAATAAGTGTTTCTTTTAAGGCTTTAGGAAGGTTTCCCAAGACTCCCTGTTTCGGGATCTTTCCTTGGATCTCCTGATTCTTCATCATGACGCGCAAACGAGCCTCGGGGACGCTTATACGCTTATTAGCAAGATCGTCAGCAGCTTTCTGCTCAACGACAACCTTTCCGCCCTGGCGGGTTTGTGGGCTCTTATCTTCCTTAAAGAAATTAAGGATTGATTTAAGTGGACCAGCTTTCTTAGGAGCCAGGTATTGCAGATTCTCTTTCGTCGATACGCCGCCTAAAGATACCGGGACTTTATGGTCTCGCTCATATCCTTCTTTTGATGGAAGTGGTGCTTGGCTTCGGTCGCTCTTTATAAGCGTTCCTGGTCCCGCGGTCTTATACTGCCCACCGCCAACAAGATCGGACAGCGTGACAACGCGCTCCTTCTGTGGAGTTTCTTTTTTTGTTGTCAAATCTTTGACAGTCACCTTCGCGCTCGAATCCTTAGGAAGAAATTTATCGTAGTTGATCTTCGGAGTCGTGGTCTTTACGGAAGGAGATGCTGGCAAAAACTTGTCATAGTTTATTGCCATATGGTTAGCGCTTTACCTGGGTGTAATATTTTGCCTTGTTTAACATGGTATCCAATTTTTTATTAGCAATGTCTGGGTAATTATTTTTCATTGTGTCCCACGCTGTTCCCCAGCTTGCTCCATTAGCTAAAGCCGTGCGCTGCTTTGCGAGCGCTGTCTGGAAAGCTTTTTCTTCTGGCGTAAGCTTTCCTCCTGATCCAGATCCCCCGCCACTTCCACTGGATGCCTTACCAGCCTTCTTCGCCGGCGCCTTGGCATAGGTGCGGCCGTCGGCGTTAGTGATGATTTCATAGCCCTGGGCTTTCAAAGCATCTCGCTCGGCCGGAGTCTTAACGTAGCTGTATCCCTTAAGGGTCATTGCGGCGTCATTCTTTGAATCAGCGAATTGTCCCTGCTTAAAACCGTCCGCGACCTTAAGCTCCTGGGTTGCTTTGTTGTAAAGCAAAGGCGTGCCATCAGTAGCAAATTTAAGGTCATAGTTAGCGGGCACATCAAAGTCAAATTTCTTCGTCACCATCTGGCCGGTTGTCGGGTCTTGGCCATAGAAAAGGACGCTGCCATCTCCCAGCTTCTCAATCTTGTAATCGATCTGCTGGGCCTTCGGTTTACTGGCATTGAAGACGCTCTCGAGGGTCATTTTTGAATAGCCAGTCTGGGTCAAAAGCTTATTCATATCCTCGTCGGAAAGCTGATCGAGGGACTTGAGCAGGCCGGATTTGGCAATGGTTTCGAAATCCGTGCGGGCTTCGCCCTGTTTTTCTTTCAGGTAATCAAGGTTCTCTTTAAAAGCTCCGAGGTATTCGGTCCGCTTATTCTGGATCTCTTCATTGGCCCGCTGATCGAACTTGTCAAAGACCGCAGCGATCTCATTCGCTTTCTCCTGACTATAGGTGTCCATAACCTTTTTGTTATAGTCATCCGTCTTAGCCATCTGCTGCTCGCCAAAATCGCTTCCAAGCGTGCCGGACCGAGAATTGACGGAGCGCGTCTGGCCCTGGCGGCCTTCCCCGTTTATCCGTTCTTGCGCAAAAATGCCCTCATAGCGCTGATTAATGGCATCGATACGCGCCTGAGCCTGTTCTTGCATACTCTTACGAATAGCCGCCTCATCAGGCTTCTGAAAATTAGAGTTGAACTCAGCCATGCGCTTGTCGTATTCGCTTTGGCCATTATCTATTGGATAACGCACCACACCTACCTCAGGAAGCGGCGTCACTCCTGGAAGTTTAAAAGACCTAAGATAATTTGGGTCAAAGTTGGTAAGAGACGCCTCAGAACGGCGACCACTAGCATCTCTATCGCCATAGACCAAGAGTTGCCCATCTTTGTAATCAGCACCCTTAATATTTGGATCAAGTCCAGATATAAAGCTTTGCTGTGTCTTACCAGAAGCATCTGGGGCAGATGAAAATTCAAGACCACCGTTAACAAATCGAGCAGAGGTATAGGACATAGAGATTAGATTATAATTAATTCATTCCTGCCCTTATAAAAGGGCAGAGAGAAATAACAATTAAATTTCTACAGAAATAGTAGGCGCTGAGATTGAAGTAATATAATTAGTTGCCCCTGATTGTCCAAATCCTAAATACATAGCATCATTATTTGGAAGAGTAGTAGTGATAGTTGCTTTTAATACACCGTTAACATAAAATAATGCACTAACTCCTGGGTTGTGTTCAATGCGATATCGGTTTTTATTTGTTAAAGTAATGCCAGTGATTTGAGTTTCTGTGTGATTAGTAGTTCCGGTGCCATTGGAAGTATGGGCATATAAATTACCCGAATTATCTATACTAAAAGCAGCAACGTCTTCACCTGCAGCGTTATAAACACCAGAAAAAGATGACACAGTTCCTAATCCAAAAACTATAGAGTTTGTTCCCGTGCCGTTGACCTTGAGATTTACTTCCGTGATAACTTTTTTCGTTGAGGTAAAATCAATAACAGTGCCTATCTCGTCACTAATATCTGCTCTGATTGAACCGGCGCCGCCACTGCCAGAGATAACTCCGTAATTGTAATTGTAAGCTAATGTGCTAGTGGTAAGCGTCCATATAGCAGCTGAAAGTCCTCCCCCCGTGTTAATCATGAAAGGAATAAATTTCGTGAAGTATGTTTTGGTTCCTGAAGCTCCAACACCAACAAAATTACTCGAAAAAGCAGAATCTCCTGAGTCAACATAAGCCTTTGAAGCCGCATCAGTGCTGGCAACCGGAGTGGTTGGGACCGTGATCTGACCAGAGGCACTGCGGCGCGGCACTTTCGAAGCGGTCGCGGCAGTATCGGTGTCGTCATTGGTCACATACTTGTTAGACGTTCCGGGCGTGCCGGATGTTCCCACTAAGGCATCCTTCTGCGTAGACGAAGGCAGGCGGGTCGCGTAAATCGAGGTTCCAAGTAGGGCAGGGTTAACATACAAGCGCGCGCTCGTTCCGCCCGTAGCCGTGCCGGCATCGATCTCTGCCTGGGTGGCTTCCTCGGATACGCCTTTGACGGTGCTCGAGGCGTCCGGAGCTCCGTTATAGCTCAAGTCATCGGCATATTTTTTGTCGATAATCTGCGTGTTGCTAGTAAAGGTCGGATGCGAATCGTAATAGAGGGTATCGGGCACGCCGTCATTTCCATTAAGGATCTGATTGATGATAGTCAAATTAGGGTGATCAGTGATCTTCACACTAGCTCCGCGTCGGTGGCTGAATTTCAAGGCAGTGACCGATGTCTGGCCATCCTTGACTGAAATGCCGCGGGTCATTGAGGTGCAGGATGTTCCGGTGCAGTTTGCGATAACATACTCCTGGCTCGAGCTGCCAGAGTCGATTGTGAAGCCATAATAGCCACTCAGAGAGCCGCCATCGGCATAAGTGCCGCTTACGAGCGTCATGCTCGTATCAGTGGCGGAAATCTTAGATTGGAGCGAAGTTTCGAATGAAGCCAGCACAAGAGGAAGCTGCGCCGACGCGGCTGCGGTTCCGAGGAATCCGCGCTTAGGAGTCTCAAGAAGATATCCGCCAGCAAAAGCGGATCTGTCCCCTACTTTGACCTCTTTGCGGTCATGGGTAAGGGGGTGATACAAGGTCGCCTTCTTGCTCGAGTCCGCATGGCTCATGAAGGCTCCGAATACGAGAGGCAGAGCGATCATGATGAAAGCCAGCCTTTTAAGAACATTTTTTACCCTTTTTTTCATAGGATTATATTAATAATTAAGACCGATATTTTCTCGGTAATCTCTTTTCTTTAACGCGGATGTCCTTGAAGGCATACATGCTGACAGATACAAAGCCGATCTCAGTTGCAATGAATCTTAGAATCACTTCTTCAAATTTATCCGTTCGAATGGGCAACTCGGTGTAGTAGTTATAAGCGGAATCGGCGTCTCCTGATCCGACAGCCTTCGATCCGATCGTGTTATTGCCAATACTGATAGGCGTGCCCGCGTCGACATACGATCCATCCCCTTCAACCTTTCCGAGGTAGACGAAATCTCCGTTATCGAAGGCTCCATATACATCCATTTTCTGGTCCGGCTGGATAAGCCCCTGGAGCGGCAAGCGTTTCGTTTTCTTGAGGCGTTCGATATCGAGATTATCGAGCTTGCTGTCCCAGTAATTATTGATAAGACTGTCATCATCGTCATAGCCGCTAAAGAGCTTGAAGACATTATTTGATAATGAATCCCCCGCCCAAAGCTCGCCGTTATTGACGGCGAAGCAGCTCACATAATAATCGTAAATATCCCAGGCCTTCCATTTGAGGTCATAGGAGAAAACGACATTATTGACGTCAGAGTTTTCCGTCCGGCAAGCAATAAGAATCATATTCTCGAAAGCGAACGCGCAAGCCTTATCAAACCGATAGCCGGCTAGATTAAGATTGAGCGAGCGGCTCTTCGGGACCACTTCCTGGGCGTATACGTCGAAGGTAAGGACGCGGAATTGAGGGTTTGCTATATCGCTGTCATCGACGTAATAAATGCCGTCTCCTGTAGCGATAGCGGCTCGCCAGTTCGGAATACCGACCTGAGTCCGGAAGATACGATTAGTTGCCGTGGTGTCATCCACACCAATATCGAGCTTCCAGGTCTTAAATTGGTGGATGCAATATTGGATATCGCTATAAGTCAAGACGGTTTGCAGGGCGCCGCCCGCATCGTCCTGACGAAAGATGAATCCCTGACCGGCCAGGCGCGGCGTGCTCTTGGTAAAGTCGGCGATTCCATGATTGGTCGAGTCCTCCCATTGGTAAGTAGCAGTGACTGGATTGACCGGAGCGACCGCGAACGTGATGCTATAGGCTCCAGTGGCGTAATTGATCGTGCCGGTTCCTCCGGCTGATCCGGTAAGGTTTCCGCTGTAGTCGTCCGAGAATGATTCCGTGCCATCCGTAAAGGTGACTGCAAAACAAGTGCGCTTGGCTCCGCCGCCTTTAAAGGCGAGTGTTCCGGAACGGGTCGCGCCGGCGCCGGCGATGGCTTCGGCAGTGACGGTAGTATTCAGGAGGTTATCAATGTAGCTTCCATACGGGGCCGTTTTGTCAGACTTGCGGCGCCAGAGGAACATGCGGTTAAGAACGATTGAAATCAAGCCCTTAAAGTTCTTCGAAGAGTCGTATTGATCTACTGGATCGCCTGGGTTAGCGGTCATGATCTTAAACAAAGAGCTGTTCGGGCTGGCAAACCAAACTTGGTTTCCCTGGTTCGTAGCGTAATCAGCAAAAGATACATCCTCTCCATCGGCCGCCGTTCCAAGAATATCGGCGGTATTAACCTCGACCCAGGCTTCGGTCGTAGCGTTGTAGTATTCAAGCTTCTTGCCGCGGGTGCGCCAGGTAATTTCGTCGTTATTAGCTTTGCGCGAAGTAAATAAGCCAGTGACCCTGCCCGCCCCAGCGTCCGCGCCTACGCGCGCCATGCCGCGCCGCAGTTCGATATGATCGCCCTGGGTGCGCCAGTTAAGAGAGCGCGAAGCAGCGCCGCGTTCAATCGATTGCGGCTCCAAAGCGGTCTGCAGGCCTTTAAAGACTTTTACGTCAACGGTGTTCATAGTGATCCAAGATCGAAAGAATCGTCAGTCGATTCCTCTTCTGCGCTGTTTCCTATGGCATGAAGGGCCAGGGATGTGTTCCAGCGGCGCATGTTATTAGCGATAATCTTTGCAGCCATTTTGTTTTCAGGTGACATGCGGGCATAGATATCATCGGCATCGACGCCCATCTGATAATAACCGGCGATATCAAAGCCGAGTTTCTTATGGAAGCGTTCCGGAAAAGCCCACTCATTAACCAAGGTCAATTCGTCAGATGTTGAGAGGAACGGGAAGACAATAGTCTGCGTGGTCGACGGAGCGCCGATAATAGCAAACTGCTGATTCTTGTAATCGATATAAAACTTGCGCGTTCCGTTCTTGTTGGCTTCGCGCTGCTCAAATCGGATCGGGTAATACCTCAATGAGCCGACAAAAATTTCCTTTAACGGCCGGCGAAAGCCGGTCGGCAGGTTCTTCATGCTGGTATAGGTATCGCTCGCCAAAGCTTGTTTGGTTGAGTCAATGCTCTTAAGGAATTCCCACTCAGTGCCATCGTCCTCGATATTGTCTTTCGCTACGTTAAGGAGCGTAAGGAAAAGAGTCTCGTCCAGATTTTCATCCAGAATAGACTCGGCAAAATCTTTGATTTCAGATCCGATCATAGGTGTTAATTAACGAGGTCAGCGAGATATTCCGAAGCTTCTGCCGGGGTCGACACGCCCAGGCTAATAACGCGGACAAGCGCTTCGATCTGCTTGTCGGCTTTGACATTCTGTAAGAAAGGCCAATAAAGGGATTTCTTGATATCCATCGCATCCTTGTCTGGAACTTGAAGCAAGGCATCCTTCTCGACGGTATAGATCTGCGTCTTGCTGCCGCCTTCGTTATAGGCCAAGAAAGTGACCCAATTCGGATAAACCTTTTTAAATCCCTGCTGGATAAACCAAACGGCAGGAGAATCCTTGTGCTTTACGTTCTTGCCGTCATAATCCATAAGCAGGCGGCCGACGCGCGGGTCGATCTCATCCATGTTCGCAATAAAGCCGTAATTGACCTGAGGATTATCGAAGTAATCCATGTCGATATAGAACTTGCCGGCATCGCCCCACTGGGCGCCGTAGCTGTTCTGGATGATATAAACCTTGCGGCCCTGGTAATTGAGGTCATAGCCGATAATCGCAACAGCGTGTCCGCCGACAAAATAACCGACCCGGCCAGTAATGAGCCAAGGGGCGCGAAAGCCTCCGCCCTGGTTAAAGCCGGTATACCAATCGAGACCGGTCACAATGACCTTGCCTTCATCAAGAAGCTTCAAAATATCCTCACGGGAATTTACGAACCAGAAAGACTGGATGCGATGCTTATCAGATTCAGCGGCCAAAGCGGAGTCCTTAAGGTTGATATCCGTATAGTCAGACCAGCCGCGATAGGTATCGTCCATAAAGCCAGATTTGGCGATACCGAAGCGCTGGAGCGCAAGCTGGCCCGAGCGCAGCTCAGACGATCCATCGCCCTCCGTGAGGCCATTCTGCTTGCCCCAGGCGATGATAATGCGGCGAAGGAGCTGGATCTTCTCGTCAACCTCCTTCTGGACGGTCGTGGCCTCCCATTGGCAGGTATTGCGAGATCCCTGGTCCTTGACGGATAGAGTCTGAATTACATGGCGGCTGTGTTTCGGGGTATAGCCAGACCAGCCGAGGATGCGGGTATTGAAGTCCCGGTTATCCGGTGTGGTCGGCAAAAGGCCGCTCGGCTTCGCGCGGAAGACATAGCCGGAAATGAAGTGCTTAATAATGGCGATGATATGCTCGGACATATAGTTGATTATTTATAAGGTTGGCGGGGAGCTGTGAGGCTCCCCATAGCAGAAAGCTCGGAAGGTAGGGCGGCGGGGTTAAAGCAATTTTTGGAGTTCTCTCATCACTGATTCGATAATCTCTGAGTCCCGGCCCCAGAAGTAAGAAGCCAGATATACGGCCGCTTCTTCCGGAGTCTTGTTCTGAAATAACTCATGATATTGATGATGGGAAAGCTGGTCGATTAGGACCTTGTTTTCCGGCAAGCTTTTTATTTCAGGGAACCTCGATTGAGAATAAATGTGATGAGTTGTTTTTATGTTCTTATTGCAATGCCTGCACAAGATAACCTCCGTTTAAATTAGAAAGAACGATTTTTTTAATATAAGAATTCGGCCAACCGTAGACTGCACTCCTTCAATAATTCCTTTTCTTCCTGTGTTAGCTGCCGGGCTTCGCGCGTGAAATCAATACCCATAAAAGCGACCGGATTACCCGATCCGTCATAAAGTCCCCGGATGAATGATGCTTTGACGCCCCAGGACTTTAGGAAGGCGTAGGTATTGGCGTCGCTGTTTGAAATGTCTTCCAGATTCGGTATATCGATCGGCTGGTTTTCTACTATTGGCTTATTCCATGCCCCAAACATCGCTATATGGACGTCCTTAAGGGTGAATTGCCGCGGCTCGACGCCGGCGTTTACTACCTCAAAGGTATTTGAGCACTTGATAAAATCTGCTCGCGTGACCCCGTTATGGCCTCCGTTGTGATACTCGAAAATGAAGGCTCGGTCCGCGCCGAATTTATACATGAGCTGAGATAGAATATTGATTACCTTGTCGGCGCTCTTTACCTTGGTTCGAAACGCCTGACTAAATTCCACCTTTTTCTTTTCCTTCTCGGAATGGCTTGCGGCCAGGGCTTTATTAAGCTGCCGGCGCATATCAAGGACGAAGAGGACAAATAGCACGACCATGATTCCGGTCGATCCTATTTCCTCGTATATTTTGGCGATTGCTTCGAAGGACATTTGTTTTAATTAAGGAAAAATTTGATATATAGGGCCAGCATAAAGAGTCCCGAGAGAGTTCCCCATACGATGGCCCAGATATATCGCATACATCTATTCCTGATTAGAAACGATGTAGGTCGTTTCCGAATACTTCTTCTGGATAGTCTTGATGATCCAGTCAATTCCGAGAATTAGGGTCGCTCCGTCAACTCCGACATGATGAGCAGTAAGCCAGGCGCTCATCTCCGGCGCTAAAGGTGCGATAATGAGCTGGAGAAAGCCAATTAAGGCGACGATTCCAATCTTCTTAAGACCACTCTTAAGGATTGATTTCTTATCCTGACTGATAAGCTGGCCAGAGGCTGAAAAAACCTGTGACATAAATTTACTTGTTAACCTGGCCGGTAGTCGGCGCGGTTTGAGCAGAAGCCTTCTGAGAAGCTTCGATGCCCTTGTTAATGAAATCAACAACCTGGGCAATGGCCGCTTGATTAGCCTCGACCTCCTTTTTCATCTGCAGGCCAAAGAACAGGGTCATTCCGATAAAACCAGCAAGGAAAAGGAAAAGGAGTGCAGAAAATGCGCTGACCAGGATTGTTTGGAGTTTGGTCATACTATTCAATGCCTAGGGCTTCGAGGGTTTTGCGAAGATCTTCTTTCGCCGCGGCAAGCTGTTGTTTCGCGTCTTCAACAATCTGCTTTTTATCGGCGATGGTGAATGTCCGAATACTTGGCTCAGGGATAGTCCTGACCTGGACAAGCTTTTGGTCGATATCAGTGATATCTTCCTGACCTTCCTGAAATCCAATAATTTCTTCTGTCATAGGGATACATTAAATGAATAAATTATTTAGCTACCCAGCCGGTATTTCCTGAGCCGGATTCCTTAACATAAAAGCTAGTGGCCGCTCCCCCGTCTGTCCGATGGAATACCGCGCCAACCGGCGCAGTGACCGCGCCTTCCGGAGTTCCGCTTCCTACGCGCTCATAGAGGGATTGAGTAGAGGCATAGCCGCTGTCGTCAGCAAGTTTGAAATCGATAGCCGTGGCGTTTCTTTTCAAGGCAGGAAAGCTAGAGGTAGTTCCGCCGAGCTGGAATCTGTCAAAGTCATTGCCGGCCCAGTTCATGAATAAAAACTTTCCACCGCTCGGCGATTGCATTTGAGAAGTCAGGTTGAAATAAAGGGCGCCATCAGCATCAGCGCGGAAAATGCCGTATCTCGCTACTGAACCCGATCCCCCTGTTATTCCTCCTGTATGAGTAATCGCACCTGCGTTATCAACCTTAAATTGTGAAACGCCTGCTTTTTGTGAATCAATCAAGTTGCCCGCATAACCGGACACTTCATTAATGGCTAGAGAAGTTCCGCTGGAAGATCCAACGAATTTTCCGGTCGTTGAGCCGTCCCAGGCGCCCGAACCGATGCTCACGTTTCCATAGTTTGCCGTAGCGACCGGAGCAGTAGAAAAAACAGAATGGCCATCTCCTAATATCTCAAGGCGCAAAGCACCTTGGTCATTTGATTGGTTATAGGTTGTAGCAGTATAAAATCGCAGACCGTTAACATCCGGCCGACCCCATCCACCTCCGCCAAACCATGCCCGGCGTAGTGTTCCGTTATCAGTTAATCCAAAGCCAGTAAAAGCGGCGTTGGCGTTAACATATGGAGCTCCGGTAAACACGCCTTGCTTCGCAGCGTTGTTGTTTATGGAGTCAGTCATCGTCAAGGAATTGATGCTTGACGACATGATTTGGACCTGACCCCATGTGGCGATCGGTAGGTCGGAGCCTGAAGCACCATAACCGAAGGCCGTTTGACCGCTTGGGCCAATAACCATGCGCTGGATGCCGGTGTTATTTGTTTCCGTAAAAGTTGGCGCAGTGAACACGCGAATAGCGTTTGCGTCAGGTGCGGTCCAGCCGCCACCACCAATATAAATTCCCTTTTCAACGCTAGTCGTATATGTTCCAAAGCCGGTCCAGCCTTTATTAGAGTTTTGATATGGTGCTCCAAATAGCAGGCCGCCTTTTGCGGTGTTGTTCGTTAAATTATCCGTCAGAACAATACCCTTGTATTGGTTCGCTCCCGAGCTCGCAGTCAAAACTTGAAAAGGGGCGGACCAGCCTGCAACAGGGTCCATGCCAAGACCAATCTTTGCTGTCGAAGTCGTGGAAGATATGGTATCGGTTGATGAAATGGTCCATCCGCTGTTTTGCAGCGTCTTTCCGCCGGTTCCATTAAATGTCGGAATAGCTCGGTCAGTCGAAGATGCGGGACCAGATACATTGCCAAGAGATCCCCAGGCTCCGCCTGAGCTCTTGAACTCAATCGCTCCGGCATTGTCGCGGATACCATAACCCGTCGTGCCCGAAGTAGTGCCGAAATTAAGATATCGATTCGTCCCCTTAAGGAGGAAATCATAGCCGGCGGCCAGGCGCGTTTCGATATAGCCGGCGGAAGTCTTGAAGAGGTCAAGCTTTCCGATCGTTCCGTCTCCACCGCCTAGCATTCCGGTGCGCGGCGCAGCGCCCGTATCGACCGAGGTATTACTGGACGGGATAGTAAACGCCAGCAAACCAACCAGCCCAAGAGACAGGATCGATAAGAGGATTTTTGATGCTTTGTTCATAGGGGTTGCTTATTTTGTTTCCTTGGAAGGAGGGGCGAGCCAAGGTCGTTTAGAGATCGAACGCTTTATCGGATCAGCCTCTTCATCTGGCGCCATAGTTTCTTCCGGATCTTCTGCGTCAGTATTCTTCACTTGCGGGAAAGTTCCCATCATTCCCGATTCAGACAGGGCTTTATGGATCTTACTGGTTGAATCAAAACGACCGAGCGTTTCCTGAATATATCCGGCGAATGTCTGAGCCATTTCAGCGATGCCGGATTCGATCTCGTCCAAGCGGTCAGTAATTTCCTTTTCGGTAGAGCTGTTTTCTTCCTGGATAAAGTCGATGATATCGCTATGGTCCTCTTTAGGTTCAGGTATCTTGATGGCTTTTACAGCCTCCAGGATGCGCTTTACGCCGTCTGTAAGGTCGCTAAGATCCACTTCATTAGGTTCAGGCATCTCGATGTCTGATATCGCCTGTTTAAGGCCTTTCAGGAGGCTCAAAACTGGCTCCAGATCAACGGGGTCAGGCTTTGGCATGGATGAGACAGCCTTCGCCAATGCGTCCTTAAAAATCGAGGTAATGCGCTTGTAATCGATATCTGGACCGCCCCCTCCCCCACTTCCCAGAAAGGCATTGACGCGTTCCTGGACAAGATAAGTCGCAGTCTCCTGCATGTAGTCCGAAAGGACGGAATAACCGCTGTCCGTATAGACTCGGGTTGTGATGGTGATGTAGAAGCCAAGGCCGGATGTATCCGCCGGGACTTCCCATACCTTAGAGAAGCGGCCACCCGTCCGGTCCGTCAGGTTGACGGTATCCAAAAGAGCGTCAGTCTTCGCATTGCGAATAACCGCCTGGACGTAGTAGGTCGAGGAATCAGAAGGGTCTGATATCCCTCGAGCAATAACGAAAGTTTCTTTTGGATTGAGCTGCAGCATATGAGTCTATTAGGCGGATGGAACCCAAACGACAGTGACGCCAGTCTGGTTAGTAAGATCTAGGGTGAGTCCTTTCTTGCAGCAGACATTGAATTCATACACGCCCTTAAGCGTGCTGCCTTCGATCTTGCTGATAAGGGTGACATCGCCATCAGCAGTGTCATCGGAAATTTCAATGACGGAGCCGGCTACGTCTTTGCCGACAATGATCCGCTTAAGGATACACTTACTGGCAGTGACCACCTGGTTATCGCCGGCGGAGGCGATATATGTGTAATTACCTTCCATAGATTTGATTAATTAATAATTAAGTTCGCATCCGGCGCCCCTACCTTTAAGGGCGCCAGGGCGGATTCAATTACCGACCAGCCTTATTGATAACCGTGACAAAGAACTTAAGCGTTCCATTCAGGGCTTCAGAAGAGGCATGCTTGTTGATCGCCTTAATAACGACCGAACCGTCTGCTGGAGTCACAGTTCCAAGCATTGGCGTGCCTTGGGTGTTGGTTCCATTGGCCAGAGTGACCAAGACAACGGAATCAGCAAAAATTCGGTTGTTAGTGAGGGTCAAGGTATAAATAGCGTTCTGAGCAGTCGTCAAGGCCTCGGAGGTGACTACTGAAACACCATTAGTGTTTAAAGTAGCTGCACCCGCGGCGGCGTCGACGGTCTTCTGAGAGATATTTAAACCGAGAATTTCAATCAAGCGGTTAAAGACTTTTGTCATAGGAATTTCTCTTATGAGTGGGGAGGGATTTTAAGCCCTCCCCCACTTACCTTACTAAGGGTTTCTTAAGCTAGAGGGCTAACTTAGAAAGCGTCGGTGCGGATCTGGACATCCAACATCTCATATTTGCCCTGGTTGAAGGTTTTAACACCAAACAAGGTCATTGGGAGAATGTTCATACCAGACTTACCAGCGGAAACGGTCGAAGCCATTTCAACGCCAGGTTCCTTCTGGATAACCGCATCGATACACTTCTTGCGGCCAGCCAGGTTGTGCTGGATCTGCTTCGCGGCGGTCCAGACGTCGGTGGCATCGCTGCCAGTGACAGTCATGAACGAACCACCCTTAACACGGACTTCGATATAAGTCGTGCCATCGACAGCGACCCAGTTCTGCATGATCTTCTGGTTGGCAGAAGATACGGAGACGTTGTTCACGCCGTCACCAACACCACCGGCATTGATAAGGGCAACCAGGTTGTCCAAAGTCGTTGCGGTGTCCGTCACCGACAAAACAGCACCGGCTCCAGTGCCAATCGTGGTCTGGAAGGTGAAGGTAATGCCGTTGATCGTGATTGTGTCAGCAGCGGACGGGCGGTTAGCCGGGGTCCAAACAGCCGAAGCGGTCAGGTTGTTGCTCATGAAGAGCTCAAGGCCAGCGTAGCGGCCGATGTTGCCGTTTTCACCAGTCTTGTCGCCGAGGATGCTTTCCTTGCCGGCGATAAACTGCCACAAAACATCAAAGAACTGAGGTGATAGAGCGAAGAAACGCTCAGAGCTGCGCGGGACATTCAGGACATCAAGCTTGCGGTTGATGGCGCCGAATACGCGCAGGACATTAGCAGAGGTAAGGGTGATACCATTACCGTTCGTTCCGCCGATATCACCATCGTCGATGGTGTCGCTGGCGTTGAGCGCTTCATAGAAGAAGACAGCATCAATGGTATTCGACAAGCGAATAGCAGCTTCGTCAGCCCACAAGTTAGCGGCGGGATACTTGTTCTGGATCTTGTCGACGTTATCGACATACATCAAAAGGGCTTTGATATTATTGACGGTCAGCTTATCGCTGGTCGCCGAGAGATCCTGAGCAGTAAGAGCACTGCCCTTGGTGTAGTTTTCAACTACGATGTCCGAGCGATACGGACGATCAACTTCCTGGCCATTCGTCAGGGTCTTCTGCTCTTCAAAATTGGCGATGCTTCGGAAAACATCAGTTTTGTAGAGCTTGCGGCCCATGCGGGCGGACCAGTAAGTCGGACTCATTGGGGTCAAGGAGTTAGACATATTATGGTCTTAAGCTCCCAAGAGATTATTTTTTGCTGTTGGTGCGGGCAAAGTATGCGTCCTTCTGCTCATCGGTGAATTTGGAAAACTGTTCTTCGGTCACATTATCGAAATCGATAATGGAGCCATCATCACGGCCTTGGCCGCCGCGCGCGTCTTCCGGTCCCTTGCGGGGAGCCGTATAACGACCACGGAATTCGTCCATGCCTTTGTAAATGACGGCAAGATCAGTCTTGGCGTATTCTTCGGAGAAGGCTTTGCTCTTCACTTCCGACTTAATCTCATTGAGAGTTTCCTTCGGGATGCCCGGATATTCCCGTTCGATTGCCGGCAAGACCTTCTCTTCGAATTCCTCGTTAAAGGACTTCTCCTGATGGGCCTGTAGGCGTTCGGTCTGGAGCAGCGCGGCTTCTGACTTGAAGGTGTTTAACGCTTCAAGCTGTTCGGCCGTAAGACTGCCGGACGGCGTGGCCGCTTTGACAATCTTTACGACGTCGGCGATAAGGTCTTTAACACCTTCGTCATAGCCGCGTTCTTCAACGAGCTTGTCGATGGTGCTTTGGATATCGCCGAGGGCTTCTTTCTGCTCCTGGGATTGGGTTCCCGAAGGGTTGGTTTGTAAGGTTGCGATCTTGTCGAGCAGTCCCGATTTTTCCTTCTCCCAATTCTTCTCAGCGATCTTGTGCTGCCAGGTTGGGATATAGCGCGGTTCTTTCGGTTCCTTAGAGGCTTTGCCATCGTCTTCCTTCTTGTCAGGCTGATCTTCCGGCTTAGGCTCAACCTTTTCAGGTTCAGCTTCGGCTTTCTTCTCTTCCGTCTTTTCAGGAGCGGCGGGCTCGTCCTTCTTCTCGACAACTTCACCAGGTATCTCTACCTCATGGCCGTCCTTGCGGAGGTCTTCCAAGATTTCACGAGTCTCGGCATCAACCGGCTCTTGGGGCTCTTGACCAGCCTCATTCTGAATTTCTTCAGGCATAGGTTTTGAATTATCAGGCTGAACTCTAACAGCCGTATTAAGGAGTTATATGCTCTCTCAAGCAGATTGTTTTTCGAAAAAACAAACAAAAAGGCGACAACTGATGTCATCGCCTAAAGGATTAAAGAGGGAGACCATCACGAAACCCTCTTTAATGCCTCGGCCGAGGACATCAAAGTCGTTGTGATGGTTTTGTATTGGCTTTTCAAGGAGCCGGCGCGAGAGAACTAGCGCCGCTTCAAGTGGACCTGCTGGCGGGACATTACCGATCCTGCCTCTTCCTGAGAACAAGCGGGATGGATTAGCAACGCGCCGGCTGGCAAATCAAGGTCGTTCGAATAGACCTCGAAAGAATGTTCCGGGGAGCGGCGGATAACCACGAACAATCCGGTCGCTGGGCCTTTCTTTTTCTTCTCGCCGGATTCCGGTTCAGCCTCAGGAGCAGGAGCTGCCGGGACTGGGTCCGGGGATGCTTCTGGAGCAGCCGGAGCGGCCGCAGCCTTCGAGCTTTCTAAGAGACCCTGGAGGTCTTCAAGGCTTGCGCCTTCGTTATGGTCAACCTTGAGCTTCTTGAGCTCAGCGATGACCGCTTTCTTCGCTTTCACTTCTGGTGAGATGGGCATATAGAAATGGGTTAATTATTAGCAGAATCCTTGTTAATAAGGTTCTTTTTACGATTAAGCTCCGCGAGTGCCTCATTCAGTGTGTCTACCTTGGACTTATGCTTGATAGGGAGAGCCTTGGAAAGAGCAAACAAAGCTCCGTCGATCCATTGGAAGAACAGGTTTCCCTGCTCTATCTTCATCTCCAGCGAGTAAGCGATAGCCAGGATAAGGTGATCGATATACCGCTTGAAGGTCGAGTGCTTGAGGACGGTCTTAACGACATCCTCCTCTTTGCCGCCGGCGGACCGGATCTGGTTTACAACGACCTTGCCTTTATAGGCCGCAAGGAGCTTGTCTGACTTCGGGTCGCATACTATGACAAGAAGGTTGCGATTTTTTAAAATGAAATCGCCGATCTTGATATCTTGAGCGGCTTCTTTCTGTTCGCGGCGCTGCTGGGTAAAGAATTTAAAGACAAGATACGGGAGCAGGATTACGCGCTCCAAAAGGCCGCGCTTGCGCTCCCCTGCTATCTTGCCGTCTTTAAGTTGGAAATCTCCGAGGTGCATAGGTTTAAATTTCAATATTTCTTAAATGCTCGATATTGTCTTGGAGGGTTTTAGCCAGGCTTTCCTCTTCTGCCTTGGCGCTCATAAATATGCCGATGAAGGTAAGCATAAAGGCGCGCTTGTCGAAAAGGTTCTTTCGTTCTTCCTGGCTCATATCCCGGTCAGAAAGGATCTTCTCGTTGATCTGCTTGATCTCACTAGTAAATTTGGTAATGACCAGCCGAATACCCTCGATCTGCTCCAAGCTCTGGATTGAAACGATTTCAGAAATCTTTTCAGCCCATAAGGCCATATCCTCAGCATCCCGCTCATCCGGGTTTTCATGCTCTTTCCTGAGTGTATCGAGTAGGTTGATAAGGCTTGGCATATTACTATAATGGGTTCATAGGAGCCGCTACGGGGGCGGATTGGGGCATCGGCTGCATACCAGGGGCTTGCGGCGGAAGCGGGACTCCAGCGGGCGCGAGAGGTGCCTGAGGCATGATTCCAGGCTGCTGGGTCGCTAGAATGGACTTGGCCTTCCGTTCCATGTTCTTCGTCGCAATATCGATATGGGCCATGGCGTAGTTCATGAGGGCGTCGTAGGTCTTCGAGTCCATGTCATTCTCAGCGGCGAAATCGACGATCTTCTGCATGAAGCCGCTCGTTGCTCCCTTATTGAGCTTAGGCTTCTGGCCTTCAAGGATTTCCTCGATAGCCTTGGCGGCCTCGGACATAATTTCCTGGTCGCCGAAGTTATTGATATCGAGGGCGCGCTTGATTTCTTCGTCGGAGAAGTCTCCATGGCGCAAGACGGCTTCGGTCAGCCAATCAGGATTAACGCGCGCTTTAAGGGCAGGGTCCTTGATAATCATGCCAAGGGTGGCTTCCTGCTTCTGGCTCCGCATTTCCTCGATCTTCTTCTGGGCGCTGCCGCCGGTGATGCTGATATCGAACTCGGTCAATTCCTCCTTGCGGAGCTCGTCCCATTCGACGCCGTTCATTCCGATAACCTGGACGGCCATCTTCTGCGACATGTTGGCCTTTACGCCATCTACGAAGCGCTTGCCAAGGCGGACATGGAGCTCACGATACATCTGAGAAGTGTATTCGATACGCTCGGCGGCCTGCTGCATATCTCCGAGATAGACAGCGACCTTCTGATCCGGGTTGCTCTGGCCCTGGGCGCCTTCGGTGATGCCGCTCTTCTTGCCCATAAAGGCATCAAGGAAGCCCATAAGGCGAGTGACGGAGCCGCTGTTATCTTCCGTCTTAAGGTCCATGATAGCGTTGCGGATATCGACGCCGGCCTCGAGCTCGGCAGAGATAAGGCCTTCCGGCTTCCACTTAAGCTCTGACGGGTTTTTAAAGACATTGGAATTGAAGGCGCGCATGTTATAGCCGCGCTTCGCCAGGTTGTCCATGGCCTGGTTGAAGATCTCGATCATACCTTCGGCTACCGGATACTGGTCATCGGCCGGAGCCTTGTTCGCAAAATTGAAAGGATCTTCATTGGTCGAGAAGCTGTCATACGGATACATATCCGATCCGAGAACATCGTGCATCTTTTCCAGGCGGAGTGCATAGCCGGTCTTGTAATCAAATAGGCAATACCAGCGCTCGCCCTCGAATTCCATGCAAACCTGGGTAAGGTTGAAGATGGCAGTTCCGGCATACGCTTCGGCAATAGGGATATCCAAGCCCATCGAAGTCATGCGGTGGTTCTTTTCAAGCATGATCTGGCTCGTTTCCTTCTGGTCCGTAGGTGTCGCGCCATTAAGAAGCAATAAGGCCTGGCCCTTATCATAGATTCCAGACTCCACGCCGCGCTGGATTTCATACTTATCACGGAAAATATTCAAAGAGCCAGTGATTCGGTGATTTTCAAGGTTCACGCCGCCGCGGGGCTCAAAGATGAAGTCATAGTAATCGACAGCCGAGACAACGGTCCTAAACTTCGGCTTGCTTTCCGAAAACATATAATAGACGCCGCGGCCGGAGAACATCGAAAGATGCTTAGCCATGCGGTCTGCCTGCTGCCAGTTGCCCTGGTCCGGTCCGGACTGATGCTGATAAAAGCCCGTCACCTTCTTCGCTGCCTTGAGGTCAGATTCCTTGGTGCGAGCAAAATTAAGGGTTGGGAATTCATCGATCTTTGACTTATAAGTATCGATAAAGCCGGAAAGGATAGGCAATGGAATATTAAAACGACCCTTCAAAACCTTGCGGGGCTTGTTGTTATAGGCGTCCTCAAGCTTCTGAATCTGAGCCAGACGGGGCTTGTAGAACATAGCCCAGGCGTCAATGCGCTGGCGGGCTACTTGGACAAATCTTTCTTTAAATTGCTGGTTCATAGGGATTAGGAAACGATGATATCCTTGCCAAGATAAAAGGTCTTGATAAGGCGGCCGCGCTTGAATATCTTCACTGACTTATGCTCGAGCGACTCGACGATCTTGATTCCGGTAATAAGGTTGGAAAGCTGGAAAAGCTTATTGCTATTCTGTTTCACCAAGAAGGAGTGAAGCCAGGAAGGCATAAGGTCCATCAATTCAGCATTAACCATGCGGGCAATCGCGCGAAGGTTATCATTAAACTGGACAGCGGAGCTTTCGGCTTGGCGCTGGTCCTTAACAATTGATTTGACTGCCTGATTAAATGCTGATTTCATAGGTTTATTTATCTCCGTAAAAATCGCTGCGAGCGAGCGGGTCGGAGTCATCATTCGAAGCGGTATCCGCTTTGACCTCCTGAGGCTTGTTTATAAGGGCTACGATATAGCTAAAAGCGTCGATAGCATGGTTTGGTTGCTTGCCCCAGCGTGCCTTCGGCTGAAGCGTGCCATCCTCATTGCGTCCTTCTTCCCAGCGAAGATTCTCTGCTTCCTTCATGAAGAAGTTGAAAGCCTTCCCTTCATCGTCGTATTCAGTAAGGTTGGTTGAGACGAAGATCTTCGGCTTGCCAGTAAGCTCCTGGACCCTGCCCTGCTCTTCCATGAGCCGGGCCCGCCATTCATCCCAGTTCTCCTTGCTGGTTCCGGAAGCTTTCTTAATGCCGGTGATCGATATCTTATTGTCATTGAGCTGCTTGATATCTGAAGCCTGGGCACTGTCCCCGATGCGGATGATACGGCCAGTAATGCCGACCTCCTTCTGGCGGATAAGGCGCTGGATATCTGGGTTGGTTAGTCCCTTGCGGTAGAAGCCATCGAATATCCAGAAATTGAAAGAGCGGTCAATGCGAATCCACAAGCCAGCGGACGGATTAGTGAAGCCGAAATCCAGCGCGAAATAGGTATCGCCGTCCGGAAGATCCTTGATGTCAACCAGATGTTTAGTCCGGTCAAACCAAGAGCAGACCAGGCCGACCTGTTTCGTGAAGTCTCCGTCGCGGCGGACTTTAAGGGTTGCTTCGCTGAGGTGTTCGCTCATAATGCGGATCTGTTCAGGGCTAAGAAAAGGGTTGTCCTTCCAGCCGGCCTTCGATACGAAGATATCCGGGCTGTTAGTTCTCATGTAAATCTCATCATGGACCCATGTCAGCCCTTTGATAGGAGTCATGGTCATGATAATTCGCAATTTCGTGCCGGCCTTTTGGCGGACGAAGCACTCATCGAAGATATCCTTCGGCGGCTCTTCATCAAACCAGATTAAGGCTTTACCGGCGCCCTGCGCCTTTTCCCGTCCCTGCTCGTAGCTTTTAAAAGTAATTTTGGCTCCGGTGTCGATGGTGATTTCTTTCAAGATCCCCTTTCGCAGCCAAATGCGATCGCGGATTCGATGGACTGGTATATATCTAAGGAGCTTCTCCTGGGTGGTATCCTTCTGTTCATCGAAGGAAGGGCAGAAACTCCAAACTTCGCCCGGCTTCATGAAGGGGTGTTCGCCTAGGACCATCTTTGCCACTTCCATTGCTCCCCACTCGGTCTTGCCTACGCGGTTGCCCCACAAGAGCAGTCTGATTACCCGGTCAACGCGACTGGCTTCTTTCTGCTTTTCATGTTGGATGGCGTATTTGAGCGGGTTGCGCCGTTGTCGTTCAGCTTTTTCATCAAGTAGCTTTAATAGTTCAATTTTGTGCTCTCTTGTTAAGTTCATGGTCGAGCTCTTCATCACTAAGATTGGTGTATTCGGTCGTATGGACACCATTCGGATCTACCGTATCCTTCTTAGTCTTTATGCGGTTTTTTAGGTTGTTATACTCGCGGATGGCAGCGATCTTTGCCTTCGGGTCAGCGTGCTGGGTGATAAGGAATTCAAGCTGCTTATCAACAAAAGAATCGTTAAGACCTCTCATCTCAATAATTCCGTTTATTCTTTCCAAAATGTGAGCGTTAGTCAGCAAGCGATAAGCGGATGATCGAGCTCCATTATACGCTCCAGGCTTAGCCACATTAATGTCATAAGCCTCGATGTAAGCCTGAGTGCCATTGCCGAAAAACTCGCGTGAGCTTGCGTATAAATCACAAAAAGCTTCCATTTTTAAAGTCAGCTTTCCAGACCCATTAAGAGCAAGAAATTCCTCATCAGATTCCCTTTTCCGGCGTTCAGACTCAGACTCTTCATCGTCATCATCGCCGATCATAAGATCTGAATCAGCTTTCTTTTTTACCTTCTTTGGCTTTTTCTTGTTCTTAAAAACTTTGCGGGGCTTCGCGCCGTTTGCCGGCCCGATAATACCTTCGCTTTCAAGCTCATCAATAAGCCTAGCGGCGCGGGCGTATCCGATGGATAGCTTGCGCTGCAACAAGGAAGCAGTGGCAGACTTTTTTTCAATTACGAGGACTCGTGCCTCTTCAAAGAGCTCATCTCGTTCAATTTCTTGTATTTTTGTTTCTTTCATATACCTTCCTTAAAGCCGTTTCCAAGGCGATTTCAGCTACGACTTGGATGGATAGTCCGGGTCCCCATGCGAGAAGAAGCCTTCATATCCGCTTAACGGCTTTCAAAAAGCTATTAGCAGCCCTTCTTCTTCGGCTTTGGCTTGGACTTCATAGGGTTATAATTGTTCAAGTTTCGCAGCAAGCTCCGTTTCGACTTCAGAAAGAACGGAGAGTAGTTTATTGCGAATTTCAGCGTTATCATCCTCAAATAGCGCGATTATACTCCTAACAGAAAGAGAACCAAGCTGTCCGCTTTTAACCTTATCGAGGACATCACGAACAACCATGATCTGGTTGTTTACCGCTTGCGCTATGTTGAATTGGTCAATGGTCATAAATTGTTGCGGGAGTGGGAATCGAACCCACGATCTCCAGCGTATGAAGCTGGCGAGATGCCACTCCTCTATCCCACTCGCTATTTGCTTGTAGCCGCACGCCGGGGTGAATGGCGGAGGCGGCATCCAGGTTAAACTCTTCGCGCTTGAAAGAACGGCCCTCGCGGGCAGCTACAGGCAAATAAAAAAGCCCCAAGAATAAGACTCAAAGCAAAACATGCTTTAAGTATCGTTCTTGGGACTCAAGGTCCTCTGATGCCCTCAAGGGGCGGACGAAATGCTAACGGGCGTGAGCGCAAATTCCATGAGGGATATAATTCTCATGCTTACAGCTCTTGCACCTTATTCTAATGCCGCCATAATGCCTCGTAAAAGCCTCGCCGATCGTTCGGCCGCATTTCTTACAGGTTATGGAGCAAGTTCGCGCTTTGGCCCTGGCGGCCGCTGACGGATGCGTGGGAGCGCGTAATGGGGTGCTTCGCCCGGTTGGATTGTGAAAGGTGCTAAGCGACATAAGATCCACTTAGCACTTTAAGTATACAGCTTTTTGTCAAGTTGACCAACATACCAAAATATAGCTTATATTAGATAATTACTGATTGAGGTGGATTAATTCGAACGCAAGAGCGTCTGCGTTATCCACAAGCAAAAGATACCCTTGTGTCGCAATTCGGCGATCATAGTCCGGAACCGCACGCTGGAAACTTTCAATCTCGGCGAGCTTTTCCTCGAGCTTAGTTCGAAGAATTCTCTGGTAGTAAGTAGCCATATTTATTGCTTTAAAAGGCTTTTAATAATTTCTGAGATGATTTTCATCATGACGTCCCGGCGCATACCAAGAAAACCCATCCAGTAGGTAATGCGGATATTGCTACGTTCTGACTGAGGGTTCTTGGTAAGGAATACCTCAAAGAGTTTTCTGTCCATTTGTTTTGAAATTGAAGTCTATGATCGGGGACGTTCCGTTAAGCCAGCACCTCTTCGAGCACCCTGGTCTCCGTTTCCTAAGCAAGACGATCCTAGAAATCCTGCGGCCAATATGCTTTCGGCGGAAATCCGCTTCAAGTGAACCATTGTGTTAGAACTGCTCGATGGCCTCCGACCGGAAAACCCGTCTTGGTAAAGCCTCTAGAAGCTTTCGTCCCCCATCATAAACTTCAATCTGGATAAGGATTAAATTTCTTCGCAATATGAAGAATCAAGGCCATTTTAACAGGATCAAGATATATTTCTGTTCCATCGCCAAAATCAATATGAATAATATCAACGGCCGAGGACAATCGGCATTTTAATGTATGGCCCGGGCATCCCTGCATACGGCAATCTTCATAGCAACGCCAAGACATTTCAAATGGGCTGAGCTTTTTAAGCCAACTCCAACTTTTAACCTCATCAGTCTCTTGGTTTGGAGACCAATATATAGGCCTCATGGATGGAGCTGATCCAGTATGCTTTTGGCGATTCAAAGGCATCAGTATTGGAGGGACTGACGGAAATGAGAAAATTTCCTTTAAGAAATCAAAAAAATGTTTGTTTTCCATAAAATTAACTACTAGCGTTCTTACCAAAATCGATAAATTCAATCGGCTCATGATCCTTTGGAATGAATTTTACTGTCATATCGCTCCCAGGCTTGGCATAATCAATACCCATAAAAAGAGATGGCTGGTTCTCCGGAATAGTCCGGCCAGCGCATAAGGTGCATACCCTACCTAAAGCTCGGCGGTATTTCCGGGCAGAGCGGCTCTTCCCGCACTTAGAGCAGGTATAAGGGTAAAAGGCGCGGCGAGGGACTTTAAGGGTCATATAATTAATGAGGCTTTCCGCATTTAACACAGACCTTCGGCTGATCCGATACGTCCATTAAGAAATTAAAAACTTCAAGGCTAACTAGCCAATTCTGTCCCAGGGTTCTCCAAGCTGGGCACATAAATGCCGGCGGACAATTACAAAAAGTTTCAGACGCCTTTTTCAGACTTTTGATGTATGCCAAATAAAGGTTATCGAGTTCTTCTTGGTATATCTGATTGATCCCGCGAAATGGTTCGATCCCAAAATCTCTAACAAAGACAAACTTCCTTTCTTTTCGTTCATCCATATAATTATTATTTCCCAGCCGGCAAGGCAAACTGGGTATTCTGCAGCCGCTCAAAGACGGTCTGATTATTGTCGGTGACCATGTAGGAAAGAAATACCTGCTCGAGCTTAGCCTGCTGCGTATCAATCAAAGCCATCTGGGCATCGATCCAATCCCGGATATTAGCCCAGGCGGTCCGATATGCTTGGTCGCGCTGCACGGGTGTTATTTTCTTTTCGTGGCCATAGCGGTCTTTTCCGCCATAAAGGATCTGGGTGACATTCTCGACCATAGCTGGCAAACGGAAGCCTCGCGGCTCTCCCCTGATCTCCAGACCAAAGCTAATTGCCTCAAGGCGTCCCGAGCTGTCCTTGGCGTAATCAAACATAACCTTATGAGCGCCATGAGTGGTAAGGATCTTCTGGATCTTATCCAAGGATGAAGTGGCGCCGGAGTAAGCGTTTTTAAGTGTCATATATCATTGGTTATTTTTCTTTCCAATAAAGAGCGTCCGCACGATAGCGAAGGACATCCCATGCCTGGCGCAACCGTTCAATAAGTGAATAATATGGCTCAGGGCGTGCCGTTATCCATCGTCCATCAACTTGTGTGGCGGTTCGCATATCAGTAAAAAGACGCTGAATCTTTAAAGGAGTGTAAGATCCCCAACCAACTGGCTCTGAATAAAAATCATTAGCTTTCATAAATTAAAATTAAGAAATATGAGTAGACTTGCACTTAGGACAGACCACATCAAGTTTATCGAGGACGGATACAAATTCAAGGCCACAGTCATTGCAAGAAAAATCGTTTGCCGCTGAGCTGGTTAATTCGGAATCAGGGCGATATTCCCTAGCTTTCCTGCCGCGCTTACCTAATGGAGCTGTCTTTGGTTGTTTAAAATAACAGGATGAGCAGAAACCTTTTCCAATATGCTTTTTTTCAGCAGATCCGCAGCTTTGGCATTTATCAAATTTACGGGTCCATCCGGGCTTTCCTTTAGAAACAAGATCAGAAGCTATGGAGCCTTTCTTATGATACGCGCGTTTCGCCGGCGCGGCTTCCTCTGGTGTATGGGGGGGGGTATCACCGCTAATAGCTGACTTTAGCGCGGTGACGCCTGGCCAGTGGCCATCCAGAATATCCTGGATTTTCTGTTCTATGGCTGCGCGTTCATTAAAAAGCGGCTGGAGAAGATCCATTTTTTGCTTATCCATAAATATAAATTATCAAAGCTTAATAAGCTTATTTTTAATAAGGTAAATAAGCATTTTTGCGCGAGCATCAGCTTCTGTTTTTGCTTCTGCCTTAAAATCCCCAAACTCAAAAGACCATCTTTCGCCATAATTAGTATAGCCACGCCAGCATGTTTTCTCTGGCAACATCTCACCAAGCTCAGCAACCGTAAACGCGGAAGCAACAATTCTCCCAGGGCTTGTCATATACCTACTGTTATAAGCCACCAAGTATGCTTCAGTGCCAGCATCCTCCCGATAGTCAATTTTCCAAAAGAAAAAGCTTTTTTGGATTACACCCAAACTCCGCAATTCTTCGGAGAGATCGCGGCTTACACATTGTTTTTCGATATCTATTTTCATATTAGTAAAATAAAGATTTCTGCCGATAAAATTAGAGAAAGAATCAGGATGGCTATAAGAGCAAGGATAATATACTCTCCGTCTTTGATTAGGTTCATTTCTGATTTTGACTGACTAATTTAATTGCCATCATAATCTCCATAGCTACTTGAGGCACTATTGCGTTTCCAAGTGACTTAATGCGTTCTTC